GTTTTTTTTTTTTTTTTTTGGAAATTGGTTAATTATTTTATTTAACTAAAATTTATAAAAACATTGAATATTGTTTGTAAAATAATTCATGGTATTTATCATTTGACCGGAACCTTTTTCCGTATTCAGGAGTAAGAAGACTTGATCCTCCGAGGGTGGTACCACAAAAGGCGGTGGTTTTATGCCAAGCTGGAAGAACATCCGTACTGCCTTCGGTTTCCAAGGTATTTCCTTGAAAAAGCACGCTTTCTGAACTTCCTCTGGTAGAGCCATCCAGCACTGTTCGAGATACTTCTTGATGTATGGATTTGCATAACAGTTTTCAAACATAAGGGCAACTATTCTCTGCGCTACATCAAAATCGTCCACGTCTGCTTGTCTTGGGTAAATCATTGATAAAACAAGCTCGGCTGTATCCCGCAATGGATAACCATTGTTTACATACCTACCTAAGAACCTGGCTTTACTTACATCGTTAACCTGTTGACTCTTTTCAGGATTAACTACCACACCAAACTTTTCATAGATAACTCTAACTAATCTTTCCATGTCTAAGGGAACATCTGATTCCAACACACAGATGCTATCATCACCTAAGACCGAGTAGAACACAACATGCCTACCTTGTTCTTCAACACCATAATTAACCATTATGGATGTACAAACGTCCTCGTCTCTCTGGAAGCCTAAGCTACCACTGTCTGTACCACCATTTTTCTGATAAACGTGGCCATCCGGCATGATGAAAGTCGTATCAATGGTCTCCTTGAATAAAGTATTAGCTACCTTCTTTTCTGGAGGAGTGAATAAAATATTTGAAGTCCAGATGTTATGTCCTATACGTAGGAGCCAGGGGGCTAAAGATGTGTCGTATTTGGAAAAGTCGAGACATAGGATAGATCTTTTTCCATATTTGCTCAAGTCATTAAATAACCTGTACCATCCACGGTGATACATAGTATATCTGAAGGCTGTTGGAATTGATTCTGATTTCTGGGCTACTTCCGTAATCCATCTTCTATACATAATGTGTTCAAGAATCAAGGCACTGAATGGCTTACCCCACACTCCGCGCAATTTATTTTTGTCCTTCGTAGTAATGCTTGTTTTAGCAAAAATCA